GTCATTGGTTGCTTGGTGCAGATAACGGCTTGGAGGTTAGTGCTGGCACGGCTGGCACAGGCACAGCCTTTGGCGACCGCAATGGCTTTGAGATGACTTTGTCGGGAATGGAAAGCAACCCATTGCTGTTAATTGCGTCAACAACTTTTGCGGCTTCTGCGACTCAAATAAGCGGTTCGTAATTACCTTTGACTTGCGGTTTTAATAAACCGTAGTGGTTTAGTGGAGAGGGCCATTCCGTAAGGGATGGCTCTTTTGTTTTATTTTTGCGCTATGAGAATTTGCATCGTTTACAACGCCCACCCTACAGGTTGCAGTTTTTACAGGCTGGAAATGCCCAATGCGTACCTTGGCGACAACTACACGGAATTTGATTATGTCTGTGTGGACAACATCGCAAATGTTAAAAACGAGGACCTTCAGACGGTTGATGTGTGGCTTTTCAATCGCTTGTGGTGTCAGGGTACTCTTGATCAAATCCGCAGCGTTTACAAGTTTCTCACGGCGTTTGGTGCGAAGGTGATCCTTGACCTTGACGATTACTGGGTATTGGAAAGCGGACATATAATGTACCGCCAATATTTGACCACAAAATTGGACGAGCAGATACGGGAACACATTCGCTTGGCTGATCATGTAACCACCACTACCGAACATTTGGCGCAAAAGATTCGGCTGTTGAACAAAGCGGTCACGATTCTGCCGAATGAACCATATAAAGCTTATCAGCAGTACATACCAGACACAACCTTAGAACCCGATCCGCACCTGTTCAAGATTGGCTGGTTTGGCGGGGCGCAGCATCAGGAGGACATTGCCTTGGTTCAACACTCGTTTGATTTGCTTGCTCATGATCAGTTCCTTGATGGCAGGTACAGAATTTATCTCGGCGGCTACAACGAAAATCCTGTCTATCACGATTACGAGCGGATGCTGTCTTGCGGCGGCAAGAACGCCAACTACGGACGCATCCAAGCTGCTGACATCTACTCGTATGTGGGTGGGTATAATTTTATCAACGCCACAATCGCACCGCTGCGAGATACGAAGTTTAACAAGTTAAAGTCCGAACTTAAGGTGGTGGAGGCAGGGTGGATGTGCAAGGCCATCATTGCCAGCGAGACTATTCCTTACACCGACATTTTAGTGCATGGCCACAACGGCTTGCTAATTCCCTACGGCAAGAAAGATGCGTGGTACAAATCGGTACGCAAGTTTGTTAACGAGCCTGAGTACGCTAAGTCCTTGGCTGTGCAGCTGAGCAAGGATGTGCGAGAGCGGTTTGACATTGTTAAGACAGCCGAGCGCAGGGCAGAACTTTACCGAAGCATTGGACGCAAATTGTAAAATTGAGGGCTGATTTACATTTGTAGGTAATGATTTACCTTACGGCCAGCAGCACAAACACCATCATTGTCACTTGGACGCAGCGAGCTTATCAGGGTGACCGCTACATCCTGCGGATTACTAACATCGCTAAAAATGAAAGCACCGACTTTACCATTCTAAAATCCGATAACCTTTCAAGCTACACAGACCGCTATGACAAATTTCAGATTTCCGTTGGAGCGATTGAAGCAGGCTCGTATCGTTATGAAGTTTACGATACCAATTCAACGGTTGCTTCAGCCGTTGCGGTGGTTGAAACAGGCTTGGCGTATGTACAGGTAGCAACTACGGCGTTAGGAACATACTCCAATACAATAACTTACAAACCCTATCATGAGTAGCACAAAGCAATCGTTTACGCAATGGCTCGGCATTGAACACAAAGTGCCTGTTATGCTGGAGAACAAAGCAGGCAAATTCATTACCTACGGTGCGTTTAACGAGTACCCATACTACCTGCTGGACAACTACCGCAGGAGCAGCAAACACAATGCCATTGTCAACGGCAAAGTAAATTACATCATTGGCGGCGGGTGGCAGGCTGGCAATGACTTGACCGTTGAACAGCAAGCAAGGTTTAACAAGTTTTTTGACGGTTTATCAGACCATGATGATTTAAACGACCTAACCGAGAAACTGGTTCTTGACTTTGAAATTTTTAACGGCTTTGCTGTGTGTGTGCATTGGAGCAAAATGGGAACGATAGCAATGATGGAACACATTCCTTTTGAAAAAATTAGGGTTGACAAAGAGGAGCAGATGTTCCAAGTCGCTGAATGGTACAACGATGACATGGTCCAGCTATATCCAAAGATTGGCGATGTCGAAAAGATTCCTGCCTTTGACCCTGACAATCGCATCGGCAAACAGCTTTTTTACTATCGGGTGTATGCAGCTGGTGTAAAGTCTTATCCGCTGCCCGAATACATGGGAGGCTTGGCGTGGATTGAGGCCGATGTGCAGGTGGCTAACTTTCATAACAACAACTTGCGCAATAATTTTTGGGGCGGGTACTTGATAAACTTTAACAACGGCATTCCAACACCTGAGGAGCAGGGCGATATTGAAAGGCAGATCAAGCGCAAGTTTAGCGGCACGGACAACGCTGGTCGGTTTGTGGTCACCTTCAATGACGATGTTAGCAAAGCACCGACCCTTGAACCGCTAACGCCCAGCGACATGGACAAGCAGTTTGAAATCCTAAACAAGGCAATACAGCAAGAGATATTTATTTCGCACAGGGTTGTTAACCCGATGCTGTTTGGCGTTAAAACAGAGGGCCAGCTTGGCGGCAGGGCAGAACTGGTGGAGGCTTACGAGTTATTCAAAGCAACCTATATCAACGACCGTGTCCGCAAGGTTAAACGGATGATAAACTACCTTGGCTCGTTTAACGGCGTGGAAGGCATGGAACTAATTCCTGTCGAGCCAATTACTGAGCAATTAAGCGAGCAGGCCTTGCTGACCATTATGACAAAAGAAGAATTGAGAGAGAAGGCTGGATTATTAGCAATAGAAACTAAACAAGAAGCAAGCGTGAAAGACGTTATTGAGGCAATAAATTCTTTGTCACCATTAGTTGCCAACAAAGTTTTGGAATCAATGTCACCAAATGAGATTAGATCTTTGGTATCATTACCTCCTAAAGCAGAGGGCGAATCGCTTGCTAATGTCAATGACACAACACAAGTAAGCATAGAACCAACACAAGAACAAACTTTAATTTCTAATGAATTTTTACGCAAACTAAGCGGAAGAGAATATCAGAATCTTATGCGCATTGTTCGGCACTACGCGCAAGAAAAAATAACTTTGGAAATGGCACGCACAATGCTATCGTCCGGCTTTGGTCTTAATGCAGATGAAATTAACACTCTGCTCGGTGTGCGGGAGCAAAAGTTCAACAGCTTCATTGAGCCTTGGTGGGGTGAGGAAGACGACGAAAGCGACCTTGGTTGGGGCGATGAGGAATACAAGGTACTGGAGGTTGTGGCAAGCAAGTTTGGCGATCACGCTGACAACTTTGTGGTCATGCATAGCAAAGCCATTCGCTTTGACACCGACTTGGATTCTCAAGTCCGCCAAGCCTTTGCGGAATTAAGCGAAGAGGAGATTGAGCTGGATAAAAAAATCGAAGCCTACCGCAAGAAAAACCGCAATGCCAGCGTTGAGGAAATGGCCAAGGAGTTTGGCGTGAGCAAGGCAAAGGTGGCCAAGCGTGTGGCGTATTTAATTACCAAAGACCGTTATCCAATTACGAGGTCGGTTGATAATATTGTTGAGCAAAACCTGCCTAAGGGCGTTAAGGAAATTGCCGAGCCCGTGCTGGAGGTCCGTTACAAATACGCATGGGCCGCCGGGTTCAGCAATGCCGACAAAAAAACTAGCCGAGAGTTTTGCAAGGTTATGTTAAATTTGGCCGATCAAGGCAAGGTCTACACAAGAGAGGATATTGACGGCATCAGCAACATCATGGGTTACTCGGTTTGGAATCGCCGGGGTGGCTGGTATAAAACAAAGAGCGGCGTAAACCGTCCGCAATGCCGTCATGTATGGGAGCAGCAAATAGTCATTCGCAAGGGCAATAAAATCAGCAAAGCATGAAGGCGTTATTTATAAGCGAGCAGACGCTGCTTGACAACAGCATTATCAACGAGAATGTGTCATTTACGCAAATTCGTCCGACCATTGTTAAGGTTCAGGAGATGCGAGTGCAGCCAATCGTTGGCTCGGCGTTGTACAACCAGCTGGTAACGCAAGTCGTTAGCGGCACTACCACGGCCCTTAACATTACTTTGCTGGAAGACTACATTCAGC